TATTCGAGACCGATCTTCGTCGTGACGGACCCACGCGACCAGGCTCCAAACTGCGACGGCTGGTAGGTGTTGCCGCCGAACTTCACCGGGAGTTGGCTGTCGGCCGCATAGATCGTCTGGCCGTTCTTGACCGGGCCGATGGCAAAGAGGGTTCGCACCTCGATGGGCACACCGGAGGCAAGCAGCGCCATGAGGTCTGCGGAGTAGGCTTTCATTTGCGCCGCCTTAGAGATTGATGGTTTCGAGCTTCAGGGACTCGAGTTCCCAAAGCTGATAGAGCAGTTCGTTCATGTCCAGAAGGTCTTCGTCGAACTTGCAAAGGTAGCTGTAATTGCCTGCCCAGGAGAGAACGACGCCAGCGGCCGGCGCGGTGTTGAAGGTGACCCATGCCCCGCCCTGCGGCGGCGCTGTGAGGCTGGCCACCGTGTACGCGGAGCCCGAGACCACTGTGCCGTTCGCGTAGATGCCCACCAGCAGCGTGATGTTCTGGATGAGTTCGAGGAGCGTCAAGGTCGTTGCGCCGAACGGTATTCCCGAGCGCCAGAGCGGGAAACTGGTGGTGACCCCGTCGCCCACGGCAAAGAAGCCGTTGCATTGGGGGATGGCCCCCGTGGCCGGAACCTGCGCGACGCTCATGTTGGCGAGGCTGTACTGACTGGGATCGAACAGGAACCAGCCGTAACCGCCGCGGCAGGCCTCGTAGAAGTCCTGGATGTATCGCGCGTCGTCGGCGTAGGCGGTGCCCTGGTTGCAGAGGCCGTTAAAGCTCAACTCCAGTTCGTAAATCACGCTGGTCTGGAGCGTGGCCGAGGCCGGGTGACGCATCGACTTCGGAGTCTGCACAGTGGTCGAGTACTTCGACCGCTTGGCGAACTGCCAGCCCAGACCGGCGCTCGGGAGAACGAGGTTCGGGAAACTTAGGCTCATGTTGACTCCCTAAATCTTGTTTTGTAGCCTCAGTTGCCGTTGCGCCTGGCGCATGAAGGTATTGCCGTGGGTGCGCGCCATGCTCTCAACCGATGCACCGTCGATGCCGCTGATATTTGGAGAGTAGTGAAACTGTGGACCGCCGCCGCCTTGCCCACCGTTCTGCGCCATCGAGATCACCTGCGAGATGCGCGAGTTCTCGCCAGCCGTCGCCACGGCCTCGCCCGAATGCAGCATAGCTACGCCTGTACGTGGGATGTAGTCCGCGCCACTGGCAAATGCGGCCATCGACGTATACGCGGCCCCCATGCCCGTCATTGCTGCCGCTGCTGCTGCCGCTAACGCTGGGCCGACAATTGGAATCGGAGCAACAGCAGAGGCCGCTCCCATCGATGCCACTGCCGTGAAGCTGGCGGCCTGAGCCACGTTGGTTGCTGATGTGACCGCGGTCGATGCAGCAGCGGAGGCGGCGTCACTGGTGGTCTTCGCAGTGTTGGCTGTGACGTGAGCAGCAGTCGTCGCCGTCTCGTTCCCGATGTGCCAGCCGAGTTTCGCCATGAGTGCCGCGAAGATGGTCGAGTCCGAAGCCGCGTCCGCTCCCTTGCGGGTAGCAATGCCCCTTGCGTGTGCGACGGTAATCAGCAACTCGTGAGCCGCCCACTTCTCGCCCATCTTGAGCAGCGCGTTGATGGCCTGCATAGCCATCTGGTCGTACATTTTTTGGAAGGCGACGCCCATGCGCTGTCCGCTCTGGAGCCAGTGGTCGGTGAAGGTGTTCAGCGGGCCAGTGACCGAGGCGAGAGCTTTGGTATAGACCTGCTGGATGCGCATCGCATCCTGATCCTCGATGATTTGGCGTTCTTTGACGCCCTTCTCGGTGGCGGCCGTGATCTGATCCTGGAGCTCCTGCCACTCGGCGAGCTCCTTGGTGTCGAGACCAATCGGCCCCATTGGGGCAATGGATTTCTGTCGCGCTTGAAGGGCCGAGACATCCTTGTTCTGCTCAGTCTGCGATGCCCCCAATTTCTCGCGTTCAGCTTCAGCCTCTGAAATCTGCCCCATGCGCCGCCGTAGTTCGGCGACCCGCATGGTGGATTCATAGTCGCTGGCATTGAGCCTGATCTTGGCTTCGAGCGCCTTGTTGATGCGCTCGTCGGCCTCGGCTTCGGTCTCTTTGTGCTCCATGAAGTCGGGCGGAAGCGGCGCGGGCTCGGGGCCGACCTGCGATTTCGCGAGCATGGGCTTGATCTTGCCCTTCTCGCTGATCTCTTTCTGGAAGGCCTCTTCCGCGCGCAGCAATTGCTCGTGGTGGGTGTTGGTGGTGCGGACGACCTCTTCCCAGTACATGACGGTCGCGCCCAGGCTCTTGCCCTGCTCGAGCTGCTGCGCGGCGAGGATGTCTTCGTAGTTGACGGCCTTCTCGTGGGGTTCCTTGGGCGGCTTCGGTGGAATGGCGCCGTGTTCACCCTGGAGTTTCTGAAGCTGGATCGTCTTCTCGATATGAGCCTGCTCCAACTCCTGCACCTTCATCAGGTGCTCGGTGGCCGCAATCTCGTTGGCGAAGTTGGTCTCGATGCCCGGCGCACCATCCTTCTCTCCGCTCTGCCATCCCTTGAGCTGGTTCAGGCGGATTTGCAGGGAGGCAAAGAAGGACGTGGACTCGTTCAACTGGTCCTGCGCGGTTTTCGCCTCAGAGAGATGGCGGGCGTGTTCGCTCACCATCGTCTGCTCGTAGGCGGTCCCGGTTCCACCCATGCCCGTCGTGAGCACTTGCTTGGTGGTGTCTGCGGCCATCTCCTTGACGACAGCTTCGGCCTTCTTCAGGTCCGCATCGAGCTTTGCATCGAGCTTGTCGACTTCCTCGATGGCCTCGTCGATGGCCAGCTTTACGCCACTGACCGGCTTGTGCTCCAGCTTCTCGATGGCGATCTGCTCTTTGTCGATCTGGACGTCGAGGGAATCGTTCTGCATCCGCATGGAGTCGATGTCCGAGCGGATGTCTTCGGCCAGCTTGCGCGCGCCCTCGCCGCCGATGTCGAAGGCCGTGTAGAGCTTTTCCCCGAGGCTGACAACGATCATGCCCAGCCCGACAGCGCCGAACGCAGCAGCCGCGAACCCTGAGCCCAGAACCGAACCCAGCCCGAGGCTCTGTACGGCGAACTGTCCGGCCGCGCGGGCCGCGCCCATCGTGGAACCTTCGAGGACGCGCATGTTCATCGAGGCCACACTGGCCTGCTGAGACATCTCGCGGGTCGAGGCGGCGGCGGCCTTGGATGCAGCAGCATCGGCAGCCTTGGCAGCCTGGAGTTGCTTCAGGGCGGCGACCGCCTGCTCCATGGCGGGCACGACAGCCACGTTGGCCGCGGCCAGGTCCTTCAACTGGGTATTCAGGAAGGTGGCGGCTGCACCGCTCTCTTTCGCGGCGGCTTGGAAGGCCTCCAGGGCAGCGGCTCCGCGCGCGGCGAAGTCCTGCATACTGGCGACGGCTTCCTTCTGCTCTGACTTCAATTGCGAGAAGTCGGCTTTGACGCCAACACTTACCAGATAGCCGTCGGGCATGTTGCCTCCAATAGAAAAGCCGCCCAAAGGCGGATCGCTTTACTGCTCCCGCTCCCCGTACTCGAAGAACCGGGAGACCATGAGCCGCAACGGTGGGTGCGCATTCAAGCCTTCGATTATCCATTCCACGTCCGGCCAGGGAATTTCCCAGACCTCCAGCGGACTGATGCCTCCATCCCCGACAAGGCGAGTGTAGATGCGCCGGAAGTCTATCGGCTCGCCGTTGCTTCCCCCAGCTTGATTCCGCTGACCTCGGCGACTTGGGCGAAGAGCTCGTTGCATTCGATCACGGTGAACTCTTCCTCGAACCAGACCGAGCTAACTGCGGCGCCCGTCGGATCGGCGTTCTTCATCGAATCGACACAGGCGGTGACGGTTGCATCGAGGGCATTTCCGGCGTTGACCGTCTCGGTCATGCGGCGAAGCTGCCCCATCTTGAGCGGCGCGATCTCGACCGCGCGCCCGGTTGAAAGTGTGACGTTCATAACTGCCTCCATAGGTGAAAAGGGCCGGACGGCCCCGTTCAGAGCCGCCCGGTCAAGTTAGCTCGCTGCTGGTTCGCGGCGAGCGCCTGGGCTCATGAAACCGAGCCGCAGATTACACGCTTGCGAAGTTGTCGATGTAGATCACGCCCGTGCCCGGATCGAAAGCGGAGATGTCGAACTCCGGAATGACAATGTCGCCCTGCTTGAAGTCCATGCTCAACTTTGAGCTGGAGCACTTGAAGAACTTCTTCGCGTACCCGCCATCCTGGGGGTTGGCCACGTAGACCTCGAAGTACGGGGATTCCTGCTGCACGTTGTTGTTGACCGGGACAGAGATGCCCGTGGCAATGGCGTAGGTGTAGTTGATGACCACCTGTGCCGCCGCGTCGGCCGACGCGAAGGTGTAGACGCCCGTTGCCGAGTTCACCGCGTACTGGCCCTGCGTGGGACCGGAGGCGACCAACTTCAGCGGCGTGAAAGGAGACGCGGCGTAGTTGACGCCGAAGTCCTCGGCGAACGTGCCCGAGCTTGGCGGCGCAATCGTGACCTGGAACGGCGTGGTTGGAACCGTGGCGATGAAGCCGAAGTAGGGCAGCGTGGCCCCGGTGGCAGCCACTTGCCCGTGGTAGATTTCAGCGAAAATCTGGCCGCTGATCTGCGCCGCCTTGGCCTTGATGTCGATCTTGCGTTGTCCGCGGAAGCCGCGCAGCGGGGCTGAGTTCTGCCCGAAGAGTTTCTTCTCGTCGAAGCTATCGCCCACGCTCACATCCTGGAGCTGGCCGAACACTCTCGGCGTGGGCGTCGGATTTGCGGTCGTTGCGGCGGCCCGACCGGCGAGCCACCCTGCACCAAAACTGTTCATCATTTCGCTCCTCGTTTAGATCGTGAGAATTGTGAATGGGACGACCGCGATGGAAAGTTGCGTGCCGGCGCCGGGCAGTCCGTTGATGCGCTCGACACGCCCCTTGGCTACAACCGAATCGACCAGCCCGCCAAGGGTCTGCTTATTGCCCGGAAGTGTGGGCGTGGCAGCGTTCAGGACTGCCGTGATGGCCAGATTGAGCGCCTGCGTGGGGATCTGCGTTTCCTGGCCCACTTGCTGCTTTGCGCCGGCGCAGGAGACGATGACGACCACGTCCACGCGCAATTCGTACTTGGTGCGCGCCTGAACCGTCTGAATCGCTGGCACGATTTCAAAGCCGAGTTCCTCCTGAAAGAGAGCCGGCAACTGGCCCGGCGTGAGCGTCACCCAGTCGCGTGGCACTCGAGACTCGACCGCGAAGGTGGTCGGCTCTCCGCTGACCGGGTCGGTCCAGGTGCAGGCCTGCACATTGCCGCTGTCGGTGAGCAGCGCGAAGAAGGCCGCATAGATCGGTTCGAGATTGACGACGCCGTTGTTCATTGCACGCACTCCAGCATGGCCGTGGTGAGGTTGGCCTTGATCTCTGCCGCCTGCTCGTCGAGCGCCGACGTGAGATACGGCCGCGCGGGAATGTTCGAGCCGGGATGATTGACCTTGCGGCGGAAGATCATCTGACCGCCCATCGAGAAGGCCAGCGCCTTCGCGTTCAGCGCCTCGATCACATGGGCGCGGGTTGTGCCGCCCTCGTGAAGGATGCGCGCGTAAGCCTGGGCCGTCGACGCGGTGGGAATGCCCACCAGGCCGGTGACGCTGGTCGAATCTTCATCGACCTCATTCGATACCGACCGGGCCAGATTGCCCGAGCGCTGCTGCAGCGTCGTTGGACCGGTGGGACCGTTCAGGTGCTCGGCGACAACGTAATTGCGTAGGCCGAGCATCTCGACGCCCATCTGCTTGGCGGTTGCGATCTGCATCCGCGCTGCGCCGCCCTCGATGCCGGCGCAGACTTCCGGGACGCCGACGATCTGAAAGGAGACAATCACAGGCCCACCACCGCGCGGTCGCGATAGAACTCGACCACCGCCTGAACGCCTGGGGCCAAGTCCTTCTGCGAGAAACTGACCGTGGTGATACCGTTCATGCTTTGCGACGTGGTGCCAAGGTTCGGCTGGCGCCGCAAAGTGAAGACCACCTGGTCGATCACGGCCTGCTCGATGTCGAGCGGCACACTCGCGTAACCGGCCACGTAGACGATCTGCACGTTGCCGCGGCGCTTGGTGAAGCGGTAGCCGGTGAGCCAGACGGTGAAGCTGTCGTTGGTGTAACCAGGCGTCCATCCGTTCTGCCCTGGATTCGCCTGCTGTGGAATGGTGACCCCGTCCACGGTCAGCGACGTAATGCTCTGGATGGGCCAGTAGATCGTGGTGAGCGAGTCGCCGCCCTGCCCGTTGCGCGTCTCGGTGTAAGTCGAGCTGATGAGCGCGCCGCGGTTGACCTGGGTAAGGAACCACTGGGAGAAGGCCGAGATCAGCCGCGCCAGCACGGTGTCCTGGCTGGTGTCGGTGATCTGCATGTACGACTTCACATTTTCGAGCGTGGTTAAATCGGCCATGGCATTCTCCCGGTGGAAAGAGGACGGTGGACCAGTTGGGCGGAGGCAATCCGCAACTAGTCCACCCTATTGGGCCGTCCCGGCGCAGGAGCGGCCCAATCTTGTTCGGCTCTGTTTAGCTTTGGCCCACGTTCTGGATCAGGAAGTGCGCCCAGTTCGTGTAGCCGATCAGAGCTGCGGTGAGGTACTGACCGTGAACCCGCTTGCGGCTGATCAGCGGCCACTCGTATTCACGCCAGTCGGCAACGCGCGGAATCAGCTTGTAGGGCTTGGGCACGTTGGGCGTGGAGTAGGGGAGGTCGAGCGTCAGGCCGAGGATCGTGCCCTGCGGGAACCAGGGATGCGTCTCCAGCTTGATGAGCTCGCCGGTGAACGGGTTCAAGTAGCTGCCGACCATGATGTTGGCGGTGGTCGAAAGCGTCTCGCCCGTCTTGCCGTCCAAGGTGTAGCGGAACAACGGTGCGCCGCCAGCCGCGATGACCTTGCGGTTGATGGACTGCGCCGTGCCAGCATCCACGAGGATGACCTGCGGCCCGAGCTTCCAGTTGTTGTAAAGCGCGAGCAGTGCGAGGTCGATCTGGGTGATGCCCGCAGCGGAACTCGACACCAGGTTCGCGCCGTCGAGCGAGACCGAGTAGGCGCCCGATGCGCTCTGCTGAATCTGGGTGATGAGGCCATCGAACACGTACTGGTCGATGGAGTTGTCTGCCGTGATGGCCGTCGCGGCCTGAGTGCCGGCCGGGGGCGCGGTGATGGTCATGGTATTGACCGGGGTCACTGCGGCCAGATAAGCAGCAGCCTTCGAGGTTCCGATGAACCAGGCATAACCGAACGCGCCCGGTACAGCGGTGACCGTAGCGGTCAGCGTGCCGGTGCCGGTGATGACCTGGGTGTTCGACTGCGCGGAGACGTTCGAGCTTCCGCCGTTGGTGGTGGTCGTCGAGCCGTCGTTGTTGGCGCGCACGGTCTGGATCGGCACACCGTTGACGACCGAGCAGAAGCGCAGGCCGTTGTAGGTGAGCGCCACAACCCAGCAGAGATACGTCGCCGCGGTGATGGTGCCGCCCGAGTTGGCGCCGGTCAGGACCGGAGCATTCGGGGTGCCGAGCGCGGTCTGTGCCGAGCCGCCAGCCACGGTGATGTTGCCGCCGTTACCGAACAGCACCAGGCGCTCTTCTTCCATCAGGTTCGAGTTGAAGAGAGAGACGGTGCGGACGGCCATGGCGTCGTCGAAGCCGCGAGCCAGATCCTCAGCCTCGAAGGTGATGTCGGCTTCCTGGCCGACCGTGCGGAAGATCGCACTGAAGTCCTGCTCGACCACCGAGATGGAAGCGCCGCGGAGACCTTCGGCAATGCCCAGGCCACCGGCTGCCGGGTTGATGGCAGTGAGGCGCTTGGCGTTGTGAGCCGTGCCGCCGATGGGCGAAACGGTGCGGGGCAGGTACTTGTTGCGGAAGGGCGCGAGCACCGGATAAACCTGCTTGAGCAGGGGCTCCAGGTCGTATGCGGCGATGTTGGTGGAGGTACTGATCGTCGCTTTCGAGGCGATTTGTCCGGTCGCCTTGGCGATCAATTCCTCGATGCGGGTCATGTCTTGTCCGAACATGCTTTTGTCCTCGTCCTCGAAGCGTGATGCGCTACGGGTTTGCAGTTTGGATTTCGTTGGGGTTGCGCGCCGAGAACAAAGGGAAGGGGCCGCAGGTCAGCGGCCCCGGTTCCTGCTTACCGCCCGATGTGCAGCAGGGCGGCTTCCTCGTTCGAGAGGTAGTGGGGGTTGGACCGGATCGACTTGGCCACGTCGTGCGTACTGCCCGCGGCGACGACCGGCTTGCCTTCGATCTCCGCTGCCTTGGTGACCGCGACGGGCGCGGCTGCCGTGACGCTCTTGGGTGCAACCGGCTCGCCTGCAATCAGGTTGGTCAGCCCGGCGAGAGCCTTGGCAATCTGCTCCATGCTGGCGTTGGTCTTCTCTGCGATTTCCAGGGCCTTGGCGGAGTTGGTCTCAGCCGCGGCGACCTGTGCCTTTTCTGCATCATTCATGTCTATTACTTCCGTTTCCGAGCTTTCGCTCTGTGGTGTGGTTGGCTGAGTCGCCACCGTTGCAGCCTTTTGAGCCGCAGACTTTTCAGAACCGTCGCCCTCGGTGAACTCGTAGAGGGCTTGCGTCGCGTCCTCGTGGGCCGCGCACATCTTCGTCAGGCACTTACCCATGTCCTGGCACTTGCACGTCTTGTCGAGGCATTCGCCGATGGAGCCCAGCGCCTTGGTGCACTTCGCGACCGGGTCTTTCTTGGCCTTCGCGACCGCGTTCGGCGCGCGCTCGGCGAGAGCGGCTTTCATGGCCGACACAGCCTCGGAGCCTTCCTCGCGGGCCAACTCGACCAGGAGATCGACGCCCTCGGCCATCCACGATTTGAGCTTGGCGGGGATGGGGGAATTGTCGCCCTCGATCTCCGCTTCCCACTTCGTGTTGCCCTGCAAGTTGGTGATCCAGCCGAGAATGTCGGCCAGGTCGCCGATCTGATAAAGACTCTTTGCAACTGTCTGCTTGGCCACTTCGGCCTCCGTTTCTACGGCCGTGGCCGTTTTGAACTTGCGCTCTTCGGTGACGCCCCCAGCCTTGACCGCGGTGAAGACCGCCTCCTCGTTGCAGGGAAGGTCGCACACGCTGAATTCGATGGGAGCGCAGCTGTACCGCTTGACGCCGGGGTTCGTGCCATCCGACCACTTGTCGCCGACGACGGGGCCGCGGATCGAGAACCCGGTGTAGGTGCCGTCGAGGCACTTCTGCCACGCCACGTCGTCGGAGATGTAGCTGGTGAGGATGAGCAACTTCTGCTCGTCGTCGTAGACGATGGGCTCGGAGAGCTTGCCGACCGCCGAAAGCTGGTGCATCTCGCGGACGTTGCCGAAGCTCTTACCCTGCGACCGCTGCTGCGCGCCTTCCGACCAGGCCTCGACGTAAGGCTTGGAACTGGCATAGTCGAAAATCTCGCCCTCGGCGTCGATGGCTTCCGATGCGCCGATCCCGGTCACTGTGCGCTTCTCTTCATCCACCTTGGAGATGCGGCAGAAGAGGCTTTTCATAATTGGCTTGCTCATAAGTCCTCTGGCCCTCCTCCGGGGCGGTGCTCGCCGGGCTTGTGCGGCCACTGGGTGAGCGCGTTGGCCTGGTGCCTGCCCGCGTGATCCTTGGGAAGCTGGCAGTGAATGTGACGGAAGACCTGAATGCCGAGCTTCATTTCGGCGTTGCACTTCGGCTTGTCTTCCCAGAGGCCCTTCCAAATCCGGCTAATCATTGTCGGGCTCCTTTGTGGGCTTTGGAACGTGGACCATCTCCACGCAACAGCAGCGCGGGTGAAGGGGGACATGCAATGCGCCGCCGGGGAACGGGTCGTCAATCGGAATCTGCCCGGCCGCCTGCGCCAGATCGCACTCGTCGTCGATGTCATGCAGGTTCGACATCGACAGCGACTTGGTTGTGGCCCCGAGGTTCTTTCCGGTCTGGACCGTGGCCGCTGTCTGCGCAAAGGCCGTCTCGGTCTCTGCGATCATCTCCGCGCGGCCGGCGGAGAAGGTGAAGGACTCGTCGATGTGCCGGGCGAGTTGTGCCGGCGTCCATTGCTCGGCGAAGGCCTGCCCGATCATCTCGCGCAGATCCTCGCGGGTTGTCTCGGTGATGGCCCACTGCGCGCTGGGATTGTCCACCAGAACGCCATCCACCCACTTCTTGCCGACCAGCTCTGCCGAGCGCATCTCGGCGTATTCAAGCGCCTGGGTATCGGACAGGTTGAACAGGTCCGAGCCTTCGGTGCTCAGGTTCAGCGTGGCGAAGACCGTCGTAACGGCCTCCTGCGCCGTCGCTTCGAGGTCGGGTTTCATTTGGCTGGCCAGCGCATCCCACACGCTGAAGTCGATTGCGGCCAGGATGGCCTCAACATCGGGCGGCGTGGTATCGCCTGCGGCTTTGTGCACGCCGGGTAGGTACTTCTCAATCACCCGGCTCACCGAGACGCGCTGTGCGGCGAAGAAGCCTTTCAGCGTCGCTTCGATGTGGTCGGTGGCTGCTCTGCGCTTCGGCCCGAAGTGGGCCGGGTCAATCAGTAGCGGTGTAGAGTTTTTTTTTGAGCGACCGCCGCCTTGCTTACCTTCTTGCCGTCCTTCTTCGGCTTGGGATTGCCGCCGCCCTGGTCGTCGTCGCCGGGCTCGTCCTGGTCTTCCTCGGTGGCCACCATCATGGACGGCTGCGGTGGGTTGCCGCCCGAGTCTTCCCAGAGCGGCGAGAGGCCGTCGCGCTGGCGTAACTCATCAGCGACGCGCGTCCCGATGGCCACGTTGATCTGATCGACCTGCGCCTGTTTGAGAGCGTCGGTCTCAGCTTCCTCGTCGTAGACGAACTCGATGTCGGGCGCATTGAAGAGGTCGCGCCGCTGCACGATCTGGTCGATTTCGTTCTTCACCCAGAAGGTGAGCGGCTTCTCGCCGGATTCCTCGCGGGTGTCGTCTGACTGCTGGGCCGTGGCCCGGTTGTTCTGCTGCACGAACGGCGTCGCCGTTTCGCCCATCACGTAAGCGAAGATGCGCGCGCACCACTCTTCGAACTTGGGCTGGAACTCTTCCTTCTTGAGCAGTTCGACCTTGCCGCCGTTGGGCACGGGCAGGATCTTCACGCGCTCTTCGAGATTGCCGTTGTTCGAGGCTTGAATCTCCCGGATGAGCCGCAGAATCTCTGTCGTGCTCATGTTCTCGGGCATGGTCATGTACGCGAGCGGGATGTTCGACTCGTCGTACCAGTCCTGGTGCATCACCGTCTTGTAAATCAGGGTGAGGATGATGCCCAGCGTCTGCTCGACGGGCGAATAGCCGTAGAGCTTATGGTTGCGGACCTTGCCGGGCATGTAAATCAGGTCGCGCGTGGTGAAGTCGATAGCGGGCAGTCCCTTGACGATCTGCCGGTAAGCGGGCAGCGGGTACATGGGGCGGCGCCCGGTGTTATCGATCAGGACATTGATGGTCGCCCCATCGACGGGCATCAGGTTGAAGATGTCGCCGCCGCGGGTGCGCTGCACTTCGAGGGTGGGGGCGTCGATCACCAGCCGGTCTTCGAGCAGCATCCCCAGCCACACCGGGAAGCTGTGCGTCGAATCGGGCATCTGAAAGAAGTTGGTCAGAGCCTGGATGCGCGGGTCTTTGTTCGACCGATCCTTGGTCTGCGCCATGTACTCGCCAGCCTGGGGTTTCAGCCGGAAGTGCCAGTTCTTGGTGATGATCCTGGCAATGACTTTGTCGATGATGGCGCGGATGAGATAGCAGCCGTCGGCCATCATGCGCAATTGGTGGAAGCCCACCTTCTCGCCGGCGCGCGGGAGCCAGGTCTGGTTCAGCACCAGCGGGTAATCGAACTGGCGCGGAGGCGTTCCAGCGGGTGCCACCGGCGGGATCGGCGCGGACGGGTCGTACCATCCCTGCCATGCGGAGCGCAGGCGGTCGATCAGACTCGGACGGTCCGCTGCTACTTGGATTTCAGTGGCCATGCTCAACCCCGCTTCGGAAACACGCGCCGCAACGAGCCATGCTTGTCGCGGAAGTAAACGTCCTTGTTCTGTTCACGCACCAGCCGAACCACTTCGGGATCTTCCCCCTTGAGGTCGTCGCGCAGCTTCATGAGGCCCTTGAGCGTCAGAACGCGCGCCATGGTGCCGATGGGCTGCGGTGGTGTAATGCGCCTGGGAAGTTCCGCTATTGCCTCCAATGGAAAAGGCGTCCCGAAGAACGCCCCTGCCTGCTCTGGCTACTGTCCGCTGAAACGACGACGGGCTTCGATGTGTCGGGTGCGCCATTGACCGTGAGGGCGGCCAGCACGTCGTCGAGATGCAAACACTCCTTCAGGTTTGGGCAGGGATCGTTCGGCGAACTCGGCGCGATCTTTCCATTGCAGTAGTCGTTGCCAGCGACCGCGTCGTACAGAATTCCGACCACCGGCGAACCATAGGAAGGGATCCATACAACCTTGTCGCCGTTCTTTGCTTCACGCCCATTCTTGTAGTGCATAGTTAGCCTCCTTCGGCTTGTTTGAGCACCCCGCGCGCAACTTCCGCGGCGTCATGCTGCCCCTGCTCTTCGCAGAGTGCGATCCAGTCGTTGACCTCATCCACCGGCAATTCGCCCGGCGGCAGGATGCCCATGCGCACGGTGCGCAGAGCCTCGGACCATTCCCGCGCCTTCGGTGCTTCCGGCGCTCTGGGCGGGTTCTTCTTGGCTTCCGCAGCCGCGGCCCGCTCGTGATAGTAGTCGGCGATATTGCCCATGGCCGACCTCGTGTAGTTGATGGCCTGGTCGCTGCCGTCCACCATGTCGTCGGTGGGATAGTTCGGAAAGTTGGCCCACTCCTCGATCAGCTCATCCACCCACACGCGGTGCTGCGGATAGACCTCAACATCGGGCAGGTAGCAGTTCCCGGCCTCGATGTCTCCCGTCGCTGCCACTGCCCGCGCAAACTTGCTCCCCGTCGGCTCGACCGGAATCAGACCCGGAACACTGGACCGAAGCGAATCGATCACCGCAGGCCCGTTGGCCTTGTCTTCGATCAGCACCCGGCTTGCGACCGGCTCTCTCACTCGAAGCCGTTTGACCGCATCCTTCGACGCGGTGAATCCCATGCGCCCGTGGATCGCATCGAGGAAGTAGCGCCTCGCTCCCTTGATGCCAACCTTGAACCCGGCGACGAAGTCCGCATCCTTGGCGTCCTTGAACGTCAAGTCCCAGGAGTCAATTACCTGGTCGAACTCATCCGGCACGGCCCGATAAAACTGCCACCACTCCCGCTTGCAGATGTCGCCGCCCTCCGGACTCGGCCTCTGTTGTGCCTGGGTCTCGAAGGTGCGCCGGTGAATCATCTGCGCGGCGACCACTGCCGGCGTGTGCCTCTCAGGCTGCAGCACGTCGCCAACCTTGCGTTCCCACTTGCGGCCGGTGACCGGGAAGACGACTTCGAGGTCTGTCTTCGCGTCCTGCACCAGCGGGATGACAACCTGTTTCCACTGCCCCGGCTCGTTCTTCAACAGCCAGCCGGTAATGTCCTCGTGGTGCGTCCGCTGCTCGATCACCACGATTGCGCCCGTTGCCGGGTCGTTCAACCTGGTGCGGAAGGTCTCGCGGAACCACGCATGGGCCGTCTTGCGTTCGGCCTCGGATTGCGCCTGGTCTGCGCTCAGGCCGTCGTCCAAGATCAGCGTGTCGCCGCCGCGCCCCGTGCCCGTCGCGCCCACCGACGTGGCGATCATCTCGCCCTGCTGCTCGTTCTTGTACTGATCGGCGCGGTTGGTGTCGTCGCTGAAGGCCATCGGCCAGAGCGACTTGAACCAGGGAGACTCGATCAGGTTGCGGCGCTTGCTGCTGTGCTCCCGGCTCAGGTCGCTCGAGTAACTGGCCGTCAGAAACCTGTGCCGCGCATCCCGTGCCCATCCCCAGGCGGGAAAGCAGATCGTGCCCTCGGTGCTCTTCGCTGTGCGGGGCGGCACGTTGATGATGAGGCGGAGGCATTCGCGGCGCCATACCTTCAGCAGCCACTCGCTGATGAGGTCGTAGTGCGGAGACCAGATCAGCGGCCTGCCCGGCTCCAGCACATCCCACGCCGCGCGAAAGAACTCGGCTGGCGACGCTTCGAGCTTGGCCCGATATTGGAGGCGCTGCTGCTCTGCCTCGGAGAGCTGTTCGAACTCACGGCGGCGTTCGAGGAGTACTGCCAGCTCGGCTAACTCCTCGACCGTATAGCGGCTCATGTCCATGCCGCCCTCCGCCTAATGCTTTGTCCGGCCTTCGATCCGAGCGACACGCTCGGTGTGGTCATTCATCCGGGTTTGGAGGGTGTCCACACGGCTCTCTACGCGGTCCATACTCTTGTCTATCCGCTCCGCCCTGCCCAGCAATTCCTTCACCCCGGCCTTGATTTCGCCGGCATCGCTGCCTTGCTTCCACGCAGCCCCGGCGAACAAAAGAATCAGCCCCCACAAGGCTATCCACTCTGCAATGGTCATCATTCATCTCCACCGGGGCAGTGGTTGCCGCCCCGGTCAGTTGGGGCAGCGTCAGTACTCGACACAGTTGAAGATGACCTTGTCGGTGGCGACCGAGGTTCCGGTTTGTGTGAAGGTGGCCGTGGTAGTTGTCGATCCGGTCTGCGCGAAGGTGGCCGCCGGAGTCGTCACATCCCGCATGGAGCAGGCCCACCCGTTCGGCGCGGTGACGCCTGGGGTGATGACCGCATTACAGGCCGACGTGACGCCGATAGTGAACTGGCCAGCAAGGGCGCCGCCGGTGATGATGGGCGGCGTGCCGCAACCGGAAGAGATGACTGCGGGCGTGCCGTTGAAGATCAGGCCCCAGGTGCTCTGTGTGCCCGGTGTGCGCGAATCTTGGATGTAGGAGCCAGCCGGAACCGTGGCCGCGCTCACCATGGCCTGTGTGCCGCGTTGCGCCCATGCGACATCGGCCAGGACAATGCCGCCACCATTCAGAGCCGCATCATTCAGCGCCTCTTGCAGGCCGTAGGTTGCGGACGACACCGAATCCTGCCAGTTATGCGTCTTGGTGAAGGTCGCCGTGATCTTGCACAGGCCGGGCGTGTTGGGAAGCGTCAGGGAGCAGTTGGTCAGTGCGGTCGGCGTAACGGTCTCCGCGCCGATCTTGATGGGCGTGCCCACCGCGAACGGCATGATGATGTGATTGTCGCCGAGGTCGACCAACGCAGTCTTTACCGTGATCGACTGCGATCCGGTGGCCGAGTTCCCGAGCATGACCGGCACACTCCAGACGCCGTAGTTATAGGCCAGATACTGACCGGCGACTCGAGAGCCGGCCACTGTGGACGACTGCCCGAAGGCGGAAACGGCCGCGAGCATGAGAACCATTGCAAATGCCTTGCGCATTGCTACCTCTTTTTCTTCCCCTTCGGGGCGGTTGTCGCTTGGCTCCCCAGGAGTTCTGCGATGCGCAGCTCCAGGGCCTCGCGGGTGTCTGGGATGTCGAAAGGAATCGGCCCACCGTCGGGACCGGATACCTCGGACCGCTGCTTGGCTTTGCCTTCCGCCCGGTCGATCAATTCAGCGATGGCCTTCACGTCGCCCTTGACCGCTCGGCCCAGCAGCGCAACGACGAGCAACTCGGCCCAGGTGCGCCCCTGCTTGTCCTGCTTGCACTTCTCATTCAGCTTTTGCAGAATCACGTCGGTTACAGGCAGCTTCTTCGGCCTGCCGCCCGGATTGCCTGAGACGCCTTTGGGGAACGGCTTCAGCCCTGAAATGTTGCGCGCCATAACTACGCCGCCTTCAAGAAGTCGGGCACGATCAAAAGGCCGCTGTCGATAAACCGCTGTGTGAGCCGGTCCAACGCGACCTGCACGTTCCATGCACTCATCAGGTCAGGAGAAACGTAAGCGATGGGAAGCGCTGGAAGGTTGGGAGTGTAGTCGTCGAAGTTGCAGGCGCCAGCTTGGCACCAGTCGGTATCACCCACCGCCGTTCCGTGTGGTTGGACGCAACTGTAACCCGGTCCCAGGGCGGTTCCCTTGCTCGTCTGAACCGAGACCTGAAAGCAAATGTTGGCTGGACTGGTCAGTGTCGTGTCGGGCAAGCCTATTGTGAAGACTCCATTGAGCACTGCCGCGCAGACGGGTTGAATTGCAACCTGCCCGCCGCCTGGGGCTCGGTAGGAGATGCTATGGCCGCTCGTGTTCACGGCCTGAAAGCAGATCGTTCCACTCATCAGATTCTGCGAAGAATCCTGTAGGTATGAGCCTGAGACCGTCACCGTCTGCGCCGGCAGTGAGCTGTAAGCAGCCAGCATTGCCAGCGTCAGGATGGGGATGCGTAGCTTCATGCTTGCCTCACTTGAACCCTGAATCCTTCATCTACGCGAACCGTGCCGCCCTTGGGTTGCGCTTTATCCCACCGGACATGACACGATCTGCAAAGCCAGCGGATGTCCAGCGGGCGCGAGTAATCCCGATGGGCAGCTTCGATCCTTCTGTCCATGGCTCCGCATTCCTCACAGCAGCTTGCGCGCCGTCTTGTTTCCGGCAATGATGCGGCCATGCTTGTCGAGCACGATGGACCGGCCAGCGCCCAAATCTTGCAGGCTCTTGCGCACTGCCGAGCGGCCTCGATCCGTTCCCCGGTTGGCGTTCCGGGCATCGGGAATCAAGTCACTGAGGCTCACTCTGTTTTCAGTGGATGGCGCCGCAGAGGACGCGGACCGCGTTCGCTTTGGCCTCGTGGAGCTTGCGGCGTTGCCCTTCGGTGCGGTATTCGCGGGCTTGATTCGCCTTGCGGAGGTCTTTGTAGAGATGACATTTAGAGTGGTCAAGCTCATACTCCTCTCGAACCGCCATCAAAAGCTCTGGGTCTGCACCTGTGACCCTGCGTAGTTCGATGGTATCGAGGCAATGAAGACACTCAAGTGAGTTTGTTTCTGGGTGGTAGAGCGTATTTTCAATGTTCATTTGCCCCTCACGCCGCACAGGCAAATTCCCCGTGAAATCTCTTCGCAGCCTCGCGGTAGGCCATATGGGCGAGCTCTGCTTTGGAGTAATTGCCCACCTTGATTCTTTTGCTTGATCGACCGCTCCCGGTCCGAATATGCACCTGCCATGTTTTACTGAGGCGATCCCAACTGACTCCCTTGAATCCACTTCGGTTGTTGCGATGCCTCCCGCAATTCCGCATATTTTCGGAAGCGCAACAGATGCGCAGATTGGAGCGGATGTTATTGAGCTTGTTCTTATCGATGTGATCGCTGAGGCGACGATCACCCGCGTCTAATCCAAGGATCGCTCGGTGCATGTAGATCGTCTTGCCATCTGAATCCAGTCGAACGGCGTAATAAGACTCTCCGCGTCGCGTCGTCGCGCTCCACTTCCACTGCGAGAGCCATTCGTAGTCGGCCGCATCCACGATAGCAACCAAACCGCGCGTAAGGGGAATCTCTTTAGTAACAGTATTTTCCATACACTCCCCCCTTTTATCCCCCCTCTACTGAGCCCACGCCTCCACAAGCGACTGGTGGTGTCTGCTGCCACATGCCGCGGCGAACATCACAGACGGCCCCATTCTTGCGGATAGATCGCGGAGTTTCAGAGGGGATTCCTTGACCAGGCGCAGACGCCAGCGGCCAACGCGCGTAGCGAAGCCGCAGTCAAGCCAGTAAATTGCTGTCTTGGCGTCGATTAGCTCGCAGGGCTGGGTGGTTGACCGCTGGTGAAAGCGGTAAACCTCGTACATGCGTTCTTCGCGGGAGACACGTTGGCTGCTCATGGTTCGGGACGACCGGGGAGCGCCGTTCGACCGCGCGCGGCATTGGGGTCCGCGCTACCTGCACCATGAGCAATATCGTGTGGTGCGATTTAAGTTACCACATTCGGCTGGGGTGTCAATACATCTGCCGAAATTATTTCTTGACTTTCTTCGGCTTCTTCAGCGCCGCCTTCACTTCTTCCGGCCAACACCACCAGGGCGGGCAGCTCGGAGCCGCTGAAACGTGAGGCACCGGCCCGGTCCCGTTCTCACCTATCGTGAAGCTGATCGAGGGAATTCCGGCTGGGCTCAGGTTGGCACGGTTGGTGTGAATGTCGCCCACGGCCGCGAGATGCAGGATGCTGGTCTCCTGGCAGAACAACACCAGTTGACCGTGCTGCAGCCGGGGCCGTTCCTCGCCGAACTTCGGCGGCTGCTGGATGAGCATCTCGACCTTGGCTTCGAACTCGAAGTAAGGCAGGTTGCGCAGCGTTCGCCCCGTCCCGATCTGTGTCGCCTTGGCCTCACTGAAACAGTAGGGGCATTCGAGCGCGGTGATGGGTTCGTCTTGCGGGGCCAGCGCCATGCGCACCGGCCCGCACTTTATGCAGGCGAGCCGGGCCAGTATGCACGGGCGCGGCTCGCGATTGAAGATGGAGGTCTGCATTCGTTCCTCTCTGTTAGTTGACTGCCAGGGACTTCCGCGCGCCGTTTGGCTTCGATTTTACGCCGTCCTTGCTCTTGCCGCCGCGCCCAGGCCGCGCATCCACCAGGCGGGGCTTGTCGCCGAAGGGTTCCGGCGCTCCCATCGACTGGCGAACCTGGCTCTCGAACTCCGGTCCCAGATCTTCTTCGAGGCTGGGGTCTTCGGGGATGTCGCCCGACAGGTCTGAGAGCGTGCCGCTGAACTCGTCGTCATGCTCAGGCTTCAGGTTCTCCAGGCGGTCGGCTTCATCGTCGGGATCGTCATGCAGCGCAGGCGCGGTCTTCGCCACGGTCACCGTACCGCCGACCGTTGACGGGAACGCCATGTAAACCTCCTGCCCGGCCATCTCGCCGATCCACGCCCAGAAGTCGCGCGTGAAGGGGCCGTAGGCTTTGAAGTGCAACTCAATCTCCGGGTCGTCGGGTTCGCCGGCGCGGACGATCTTGAAGCCCTTGAGCGATGCTCCCGGCAGCCGTGCCGATGGCGGCGCGAACAGCTCACCCTTGGGCGCGTCGTTCGAGAATGCCAGCGCGAGGTCGCTCACTTCCTGCACTTCGGGGTTCACTTCCGTGAATGCCTTGGACACGGCCTCGAAGCCGCTGCCGACCCAGTCGGGCAGGCTGGCGAACGATTCGCCCGTCAGGGGCATCTGCACCGCGAAGACGATGCGGCCGTTCGAGCATTGCTTGGTGGGGCTGCCCAGGGTTACCCGGCGGTTGGCGCCGGGGAAGAAGGTGGTCGATTCCATTGTGTTGCCTCCATCTTTCGGTTGAGAGTTGAGGTTGAGAGCTGACCTAGACGGCGCCGCCTACGAAGTTTTCGAGTGATTTCACGGCTTTTACCGCCATCGCTGCAATCTGAACCATTTCCTTGCGGATTTCGGTCGGGTCGCGGTCGCGCCGTTTGCGCCGGGCGATGTCCCACACCTCGTCCAGCTCTTCGAGAATCACCGCGTAGGCTTCATGGAGGCTGGCGAACTTCTCGCCGTGCATCTTCGAGCGTTCAACCTCCCACTGGATTTCGGACAGCAGCGCTGCGGTGTCGCGGTCGATCACCCTCGCCGGTTCGCATGGGATAACCAAAACTGCATCTATGTGTTCCATGTTGCCTCCATTGCCCATCCGGGCCGGGTTATGCTGCGTTGAAAACTACGATCATGCTCGGGAATGGTGCGCTATTAGCCGCCCCGCCAAACTTGAGCCTTCCTTTGACGAATCGGATCTCTGCCGCATGAGGCAGGACGATCTCGTGAAACCAGCGAGTGTCGGTGCGGGCAGGAATCAGGAACACGGCAAGGTCGGCTTCCTGTGCTCGTTCCAAGAATGGCCGCAAGTGTGGGCCGTAGGGCGGATTGCAGAAGACTCGCTTGCCGCGCCACTCGACGAACAGCGGAGCCGTTCCATCGATCTCCCCCCCCAGCGGACATGGGTCAAAGTCGAATCCAAACTCGGCGTCGAGCGCGGCGTAAACGTCCACCGGCGTGGCCCACTCTTCACTGGCCGAACTGAAATAGACAGCAGGATTCACGCCGTCACCCCCGCGAAGTACTTGCTCACCCACACCGCGTGCAGGTTTCCGTTTTTGTGCCCGATCTGCGAGCGCACACAGCGGTCGGTCCGCGCCAGAATGCCCATCACTGCAGCGCGCTTCATGGCCGGCCCGATGGCTGCCAGGTTGTGAGTGCTTGGCGGGTCGGGCAGCGCCTCGATCTCGGCCAGTACATCGTCGCTGGTGATCTCTGGCTTCTTGCGCGCCGCGGCCAGCACACAGCCGTCGAAGGTGTGGCGCCACCGGCAGTCGGCGTTCTCGTCGGCCTGCCGCATCCCGTCGGCGATGCGCTCCTGGGTTGCCGGGGCGAGGCGTTGTGAGTAATCAAGATGCAGTTGCATGGGATGCCCTCCGTTTCGCGTAGAACCTCTCGAAGTTGATTGCCTTGCAGGCGCGACACTGAACGCGCGGACTGGTGGAGTACTTGTTAGCCTTATTCACCCAAAGATAGAGATTGTCGCCAGTCAATTCGTGGCCGTTGGCGCAGTGCGCCGGGATGGTTGTCTCTCTCGGGGCTCTTCTTCCTCGATCCCATGCGTCCTGGATATTTGAGGAGTGGTCGCCTTCGTATAGGTGCGATGGGTTCACGCATTTTCTGTTGTCACATGTGTGGCAAACTAGACCGTTAGGCTCGCGCCCGTTCGCAATCCACCAAGACGCCCGATGCGCATGGAGGTGGAAACTGTCGAAGCACACCGCCCCATAGCCGACCGATATAGGCCCCGTCCACTCCCAGCAGTCGCCTTGCGGACCCAGCCCGGGTGTACGGTCAACACGGGGCCAGAAATGCAGAGATAGTTCGTTGACTGTAATGTTGCTCACGGTTCCCTCCGCCACCAGGTCGAGACCATCACGGTCCCGGCGCGTCTCTCTTCGCAGTGGTCGCCCTCGTGTCCCTGGGGCCGGGTGCAGCTCTTGAATGGCCACTCCCACTGCCGGTGCAGGCACATCTTGTAACTCGGCTTCGCGGGCGCTTCCGACCATTGTGTCGATCTGCTGGTGTTATTGCCCATCGCTCACCCCCAGCAACTCCATCGTCGGTTCAGGTTCGATCAGCGGCAGACCTTCCGGGTGCTCGCAGTCGTTGTGCTCAGGCCCGCGCCGTCCGAAGTGCCAGCGGTCATGGCGCCGGATCGGAAGCGCGCAGCCCGTGCACACCCGCTTCGGTCCTGTGCGCGGCCACGGCTGGCCGCAGGTTGGGCAAGTCTTGTCGCTCACTTCGCCTCCGGGTGTTGGCTCTGATCGAGCCAGTTGGTGGGGTGATCCCAGTTCAGGTTGTCCCAGGTGCCGTCGAAGTTGCAGCCGGCAACCCAGAGCAGGCCGATGAACAGTGCGCCGACAAACAGGAACGCTGCCATATTGCGGAAGAAGTCCTTCATGCCGCGGCCCTCTCTTTTTGCCCGTCCCGCTGAATCGCGCGAACCATCAGCGCGGCCTGCGTGGGCGTGAATTGCGTGTGGCTGGGCCATGCGCGCTGCACACGGTCGAGAATCTCCAGCTCGCCCAGGTGCGTTTTCTCTTGGACCTCTTCAACCAAATCGAACAGGGTCATGCGGTCACCGATCCTTCCGTGTCGAGGTACGCTTCGATGAAGGCGCGCGCCGTTTCAACGTTGATTGCATCGCCGTAACCGCGCAACTTGACCACTCGGGCGGGATACCCATAAGCCAGAGGGAATGTTCCGGGCTTAACTGGCCTCCACTTTCCATCCCTGCATCCGATCCAGTCAGCATCTCGCCAGAAGCCGTTAACCGCCCCGTCACGTCGTGGGCCTGCGGCGTGGACCACGCCGCCATCAGAACCGCATCCGCCAGATTGACCTGGTGACCCTGCTCCTTCCGCATTGCCGCCTTCTCGGGGTCCGTGTAATTCCGAACAGAACCACCTTGTCGCCATTCTTTGCTTCACGTCCGTTTGCGTAGTGCATATTCTCACCTTTTCTCTCCCCTCAGGGAGTCAAGTACGTAATTCCCTAAGTTTGACTAAGTTATTCAACGCGCTAAGTGGCGTGCGGCCTTGTGCCTGAACGTCAAATGTCATACACTTAGCGATAAACCACTTACCACTGTCCCGCTTAATGGTTATGCGTAAATCTATCATTGCATCTTCTCCTTCTTTGCTCGCTCCGAAGGTAGGACGAACCTCTCAGGCCGCTCTTCTTGGTAAAGCCGCGCCGCTACGGTAGAGGTAATCGGCGCCCGGGTCGGGTCCGGGTCCTTGATAAGCCAGAACGTGGCGCGAACGTTGTTTAACCGGCCGTTGTTGGACGAAGCCTTGCGAAACCCAGCTCTGTCCAGGGCGATGCCCAAGGCGCGAAGAGAAGTACGCTTTCGCTCCTCCGGGTCGTAGAGTTGCAACAAATCCTCCGGGGTATAGATCGCGTACGCCTCGGCGCGATGCGAGCCGCTAAACTTCGGAGCGTCTTGTCTTACCAGATACTTGTCAGGGTCCAGCTTAACTGCC